CTATTCGAAACAACCTAGCGATTCTAAAGAAAAAATAGCATCAAAAGGAATTATCGCGATCAGATCAAAAATATTTTCTTTAAAAAATTTGATTTTATTTTTTGAAATAAAAAATCTAACAATGTAATCAATTGTAAATGTGATTAAGATAATACTATCAATAACGTTAAATGGTGGATTACTAATATTAATAACATTTGAAAAATCAAGAATAACTAACGCGATTGAGATTAATGCTAAAACAACAATAGAGTAATTATAGAATTTTTGATTTATTTTCAATGAAGTTCTCTCACTCTCTAAATGAGGTTTAAGTCCGTGTTCCCAGCACGGACTTTTTTATTTCAAATAAACTTCTTGTCCCATTTTTAAGTTGTAATGAGCTATAACATTTGAGTAATTGTATTGTCCTTCATATTTTTCGATTAATCTTCTAAACATATATTGTTCTGCTTCAGCTTCCATCTTAGAACGAAAAACAGGAATTTTATACAATGCCATTATATCCACATGTTCTTTTACATGCTTTAATTCGTGATATATTGCTTCTTCTTGTTCTGATGGTGTTAAATTTTGATTTACAAATATGATACCGTAGGTAGGGTCGAAACATGCGCGTTTGTTCAAAGTAGTAAAAACTAACTCCACATTATATTCTTCTACCAACTCTTTGATACTTTTCATATAAGCACAACCTTTGACTTATTTCCCGAATCTACCCTTTAAATATGCACGGATAACTTCTCTGTCATGATCATCAAGCGGTTCACCGTCAAAACTCATGACGTTATCCAGTACATCATCTAAATCGTCAGATGGTTTAGCACCAGCTTGGTTTGGATTTTCAGTACGACCTAATAAATAATCAACAGAAACATTAAAATAATTGGCTACAGCTTCAAGTTTATCCGAAGAAGGTGTTCGCTTATTCCATTGATAAATAGTATTTCGTCCAATATTTATTTCTTCTTCAAGCTGATAAATAGACACATCTCTATCTTTTGCTAGTTTTTTTATACGTTCCAAAAGGTTCATATGAAAACATTCTCCTTCTAGTTACGCGTTATTTACAAAAAAAGTTAGTAAAAATGTTTGACATTTACAATATTTGTTAGTAATATAATCACGTAAGCTAATTTATTAGCTAATAAGTTCTCAAATAAAACCTATAAACAAAACTTGAAAATCGTTGGGGAACGGTAAAAGTATTGTTTTAGAAGGCTTTTAAAGTCTTATTTAGCTATGGGTTCATTTTACAATATGTGTTAGAAAGTGTCAACGAATTTTATTAAATTAGCTAATTTTTTAGCTTACAAATTAAAAAGAAAGGAATGGAAGAAATGAAAATTGACGAAGCTGTTTCAAAAGCAATGAAAAAAGGAAAATATATTTACAGGGAGTCTGAAAATGACTGTTCAGCTCATGTAAATATACTTCCTACAAATACCTATGATTGTTGTCTATTACTACAAGAAAATAGTAATTCTGTTGGCAAACGGTGGAACCCTACAGCAAATGATTTAATGGCGAGTGACTGGGAAATACGTTAGTCAAGGCCCAGTGTTTTTGTAATAACTTTAGCTGCGATTTCACTCATTATGTCAATTGAGACACTTGCTAGTTTGGATGATATTTTTTTTGATTCCTTCCAAATTTTCGGATCTCGAATATTGTCCAAATATTTATGACCATCGAATGTAAGGGAAGAGATACATGTCATATAAGGTTTGTTAGATGCAAACTTAACATATCCTTTTATAAGTTGTGCATCGTCATCACCTAATTTGGAGACGGCATAATTAATTTCCTCTGAACTATATTTTTTTAGTAGATCTGATTTAAATATTTTATCACCAAAAGCCGGTTCATTGTACGGAAGGCTTTCGCTAAATAATAAAATATCACGAATACAATCATGAGACAGTTTCATATCATTCACCACCTTATCAGTTATTTCAGCAGACCACTTGCTGATAAGGAAATTATATCAAAAAAAGAAAGTGAGGTAATTAAATGTCACAAGATTTAGCTATTGAAGTAAGGGCAGCGCTAATTCGTGCAAAGAAAACTCAATCTTGGTTAGCGAAACAATTAGGGATTTCAAGTCCGTACTTATCTGATATTCTTCATGGTCGTAGACGTTCAGAAGAGCAAGTTCGGAATATCAAAAAAATATTAGATATTAGATAGGAGGTGTAGGTAAAAGTGGAAGAAGCGATTATCAAAGTTGACTTACAAAACTTAAAGAAGTTGATCAAACAAGCAAAGGCGCAAGCTGACCAACTTCAAAAAACTTTAGATGAGATAAATAAAACTAAAATCCTAATTTCTTAGCTACCCATTCTGATCCAGCAGCAGACTTCATATCTTCCCACGAATCGAAGTTTGTGTTTGAGCTAATGAAATTATCTAATTTATTGTCATCTATTGATTCCATATCAGAGAAATCAAATCCGGATTTTTCAATAAACTCATCAATATTAGAGAATTTAGTATTTTCAATCATAAATTTTTTAGTGAATAGTTTATCGAATGGTACAGAATGTTCGTCATCTAAAGACTCGCCATTTTTAGCAAATTGATTTAGCTCATGTTGTAATTCGTCAAATCCATTTAATTCGAATTTCATAATATTTCACCTCGCTTTCAAATTCATTTTACCAAGAGGTGAATTGTAAAACAATCAGTATAGGAGGTGATAGCAATGGAAGTGATTTTAACTCCAGAAAATGAAGCTTCTCTAAGAGATTTTGTACACGGAATTATTGTTGATGAAATAGAAAAAGCACGAAGAGATACCGCAGTTGATAAGCGAGTTTTAAATCAAACAGAGATTGCAAAATATTTCAATGTTTCCACAACAACAATAAGGGAATGGGAGAAGCTAGGTCTTCCACATGGATCAGTAAGTAAACAAGGGAAGTTCTACGACAAAGAAGGGTGTCGGAGATGGCTTCTATCACAAAAAAGATAAATCTTGGGCAAGCGAAATCAAGGGAGGAAATAAATATGAAAAAAATATATCACTTAAGACGTATGGCGGCACTGTTGGTTGTATTCGGACTAGGTCTATTGGTAGGTGGCAATATTGGCCCATTAATCCAAAACATATATATAGCAGCTTTTATCATTTGGTTGCTCTACTACGATTTAGCGTTGGAAGATCGAGAAGAAAAAAAACAAAAATAAAGACCCACTTCGACGGCCATCAAAGTAGGTCAGTTACAAATATCAAATTCAAGGAGAGTGTACCACATGAATAGAAAAATTGAAAGAATGATTATTGAACTTGAAAAAGAATGTAAGGCACAGAATGTTGAACTTCTTTTATGTGCTACAAATTTTGAAACAGGCCAAGGAAGTACTGCGTTTTGTGGTTCAGTTATCGGTTTAGCTATACTCTTGCAAAAACTTGTAGGTGATCTAAAAGAGCAATTAAGTATAAGCGAATCTTGTGATTGTCCAGAATGTGTAGCAGAAAAAGCCGAAGATGCTGCAAATGAAAAATCTATGGATGAACTACTAACTGCATTTTTACGAGGTGAACTGCAATGATTGAAGTAAGAGGTTTAAGTGATGATGTTTACGAATTAATGTTAGCGAATGCTCAAAATAGAATGGTTCAATCAATTCGAACTGCAGCATCAAATGGTAATACAAGTTGCGTGGTGAATAGTAAAGGTCTTACATCAACGTTTTTATCTCAATTAGAAACAGAAGGATTTGATCACGTTGAACTTGAAGAAAACAAAACCAAAATATTTTGGGAGTGGTAAACATGGGAGTAATTGATGTTGCAAATAAAAAGCTTCTGTATTTAGAAAATTTGATTGGCCAGATCAAAGAAGCGGAAGAATATTTAGTGAGTTTAAAGAACCCTGCTTTAAATAATAAAAAAGAAGTGATGTCAGATATAGAAATTGGTATCCCTACACACTTTATGGGGTCTGGATTTTTCAGAGAAGAAGGACATAGTCGTTGGCACAAAGTTCGGCTAGAAGAAGATTTAGGGATAGTTGGAATTCAAGCAGATATCAAGGAACTAGTTGAAAATGCTGTAAATGACAGGATAACAGAGATGAAAGACGAACTAAGAAAATCGATTAGTAAATTGGAGGTAGATTGTCACGAATGAATTTGATTCATTAGGGGCTAGACAAGAGCCGCCAGAAGAAAAAGAAGCATTAGAGCCAACATGGGAATATGACGAAGAAGAGGAGAATGGCAATGGGTAACGATTTAACACAAATAACACAACGATCTTTAGATGAACAAGTCATCGGAAATTTGAATAGATTGCAAGAGCAGGGATTAGAAATGCCACCAGGTTATAGTCCACAGAATGCATTGAAAAGTGCTTTCTTTGAACTAACCAACAATTCAGGAGGGAACCTTCTTCAGTTGGCAGCTAACAATCCAGAAACTAAAACATCTATTTCTAACGCCTTGCTTGATATGGTCATCCAAGGATTATCGCCAGCAAAAAAACAATGTTATTTCATTAAATATGGAAATAAAGTTCAGCTTATGCGCTCATATTTTGGAACCATGGCTGTATTAGATCGAGTAACAGGAGGAGCAGAAATCACCCCTGTTGTAGTAAGAGAAGGCGATGTATTTGAAATTGCTATGGACGGCCCTGACTTAGTTGTTGCTAAACATGAAACATCCTTCGAAAACCTAGACAACGACATCAAGGCTGCTTATGTGGTTATTAAGCTAGCAAATGGTAAAGAAGTAACAACGGTCATGACAAAGAAACAAATTGATAAGTCATGGAGTAAAGCAAAAACAAAAAATGTTCAAACCGATTTTCCAGAAGAAATGGCAAAAAGAACTGTCATCAATCGAGCTGCTAAATATTTAATCAATACTAGCAACGATAATGATTTATTTGTGCAAGCCGCTAAAGACACGCTCGAAAATGAATTTGAACGAAAAGATGTGACACCAGAGCGAGAAGATCAAACTGCGGTACTCGAAGAAAAAATATTTGCAAACAATAAAAGAACTATAAATCAAAAAAAAGATAAAGAACAAATTACACGTATAGCTGACGTACCAGGGCAATCCGATATTGAACAAGCTAAACCAGTTGAAAAAGAAGAATTAACGAAAGTGGCGGACCAAATTTTAGAAGAACCAGTTCAGGAAACTTTAGATGTGATGGCTGGTTATGAAACCAATCAGAAAGAGAGTGAAGCTGATGTCTCAACGATTGAAGAAGACGATTATCCTTTCTGATGAAAATTATTATTCACAAGAAGCGGACCTAGCTTATATGTCTGTCTCTCAATATAAAAAATTTCTTGAATGTGAAGCTGCTGCTCTTGCCAAGTTAAAAGGCGAATGGACACCAGAGAGTGATCCAAAAGCATTGCTAGTTGGTAATTATGTTCATTCTTACTTTGAATCACCAGAAATTCATGAAGCATTTAAAGAAGAAAACAAAAGCAAGATGTTTTCTTCAAGAAAACCGTTTGGTCTACTGAAAGATTTCCAAATTGCGGAGCAGATGATTGAAAGATTAAAACAAGAAGAAGCCTTTTTAAATATTTATCAAGGCGAAAAGGAAGTGATCGTCACAGGTGAAATTGGCGGTGCAATGTGGAAAGGGAAAATCGATTGTTTAAATTTAGAAGAAAAGTATTTTGTAGACATCAAAACAACCAAAGATATGCATGAGAAGAAATGGGATGAACGTTTAAACAGAAAAGCAAACTTCATTGAACGCTTCGGTTACGTGTTACAAATGGCAGTTTATTGCGAACTGCTTCGACAACAATATGACAAAAATTTTCTTCCCCTCATTGCAGCCGTTTCGAAACAAACGCCTAGTGAAGCAAAACTAATCACTCTTAGCGAAGAAAAAATGATATTCGAATTAGAAGAATTAAAAGAAAACATTGAGCATGTTGTGCGAGTGAAAAAAGGTGAAGAAGAACCAGTTAGTTGTGGAACTTGTGAATATTGTAGAGGACACAACAAAATTACAAATTTTACCAGTATGGACGATTTATAAAAGGAGGCGAGCAGGTTGGCCATTGGAGGTTGGATAAAACTTTATAGGACCATTCAAGATCACTGGATTTGGGAAAATCCTCAATACCTTAAATGGTGGCTTGATTTAATATTCATGGCCAATCACCAAGACAGAAAGATTCTTTTTGATGGAGAGTTAAAAACGGTGAAAGTAGGAGAAAGAATTACATCCGAAAAAAAACTTTCTGAAAGGTGGGAAGTAAGCCGAAACACCGTCAGAAAATTTTTAGATTTGCTTGTTAAAGATGACATGATTGAATTAAGCAGAAGTAGACAAAACGGGACATGGTACAAAGTCAGTAACTACGCAGAATATCAAAACTTTTCTGAAATAAAAAAACAACGAACTGAACAACGAAGTGAACAACAAGCTGCACATCAAACTGAACAACGAACTGAACATAAACAAGAACCTAAAGAACCTAAGAACCTAAGAAATAATAATAATAACAATAAAGGGGCGTTCATTCGTTCAATTTGGGAAAATAACGGATTTGGATTGATGTCGTCTAAAACCATGACCGATTTTGATTATTGGATTTCTGATTTTGAAAAAATCGGAGCTAGTCAAAAAGAAGCTGAACAATTAATTGTTAAAGCTATTGAAATTGCTATTGATGCAAACGCAAGAAACTATAACTATATCAATGCCATATTGAAAGATTGGGAACAAAGAGGGTTCAAATCTGTTGAGGAACGAGAAGCGGCAAGGAAGCAAAAGAAAACAACCAAAAAACAGAAATCAAACACAGGTCATTCTGATTACGATGATCTTGGATTTTAGGAAGTGAAAGAATGCAGTCAGCATCAGATGGATTTTCAAAAATGATTAAAACGTTGCTTTATATCACGCCTGATCCATGTCCAGAGTGCGGAGGAAATCTTTATGCTTGGCGTGCAAAAAACAAAGATGGGTCCGATAGGTGTCCGCCAACTTGCATGGAATGTGGCTATAAAGCACGCAAAAAAGCAGAAGACCTTGAAACAGAGAAAATGTTTAACGATAGTTTGAAAGCCAGAGCGATTAATTATCTGAAATATAGTTCGCTTTACACCGACAAAAATTTAATTAATTGTCGTTTTAAAACTTACAAAACAGTAGACACAGAAACTAAGCTTGCTTTTGAAATTGCAAATCGAGCCACAACTGAAATTCTTTTGAATAAACCAATTCATATGATTCTTTCAGGCAAAAGTGGTGTTGGAAAAAGTCATTTAGCTATGTCAACGGCTTGGGAAGTGTTGGAGAAATCAAACTATGATAAACGCTGCTTATTTATTAGCTATGCGGAACTCTTAGAACAACTAAAATTTGCGATGAATGATGAGCAAGCCAGAAAAGAGATAACAGGTAGTTTGATGGCAGAAATCAAAAGCGCAGATTTAGTAGTTCTGGACGATTTAGGAGCCGAGTTGGGAGTTAAACAAATTGATGATAGGAATAAAAGTACTAACTTCAATAACGACACCTTGAATCGCATTGTAGAAGCTCGGCAGAATAAAGCAACTATTTTTACTACGAACTTAACTGGTAAAGAAATGAGTCAAGCTTATGGGGAGAGAATTCTTTCTCGTATCATGAGTAATTCACAAGGTTTTGTGATGAAAATTGAAGGGACATCAGACAAACGAGTAGCAGGCATCTAAAATGTTATTTTTAGCGAATATATTCAGCGTAGAGCGGTTTTACAATCAAGTGAATATAAATAGATACAAAGAAAGAAAAACGGATTAAAACGCATTTTAAAGCCTTAAAAACAAATCGATAGAAAGGGGAATCATTCAATGCCGTATGTAGTGAAAATTTCAGCCTATCTTGGCAAAGATGGTCGACCTGTAGCCAATTTAAAAGATGCTGTGCTATTTGAGCAAAAAGAGACAGCAGCTATTGCAACAATCGTATCTGGCGGAACCGTTTCAGAAGTAAAGGAAGCCATTATAATACCAGAAAAACCAAAGAAACATATAGGGAAATCTATTAAACGGATTGATAAGAAGGAACCGACCGAAAAAGCTACCAAAAGTAATCAAGCCTGGATGAAAGGGGCTAAATAAGAATGAAGTGTGTTAGATGTCAAGATCAGCGCGTGATTTGGGGCAAAGACAGATTTAATTATGCAACACCTATTCCATGTCCTGAATGCAACAAAGATGGAAAAGCAGTTCGAGCGGAAACTGCGACCAAGGAAAGGGAGTTAAAACAATGCAATCACCAACAGCCCTGAATAAGCGAGGAAACAAAGTCACAATTGATGGTTACACATTTGATAGCCAGAAGGAAGCTAACTTTTATACAAAGTTTGTCAAAAATTGTGGGTTACCTTTTGAAGTTCATCCGCGTTTTAGACTAACCGAACTTACACCAACTGCGGATGGTATAGGCAAAATTTCGGCGATAGCTTATTCACCTGACTTCATCATAAAAAACTTAGATGGGAGTTGGAGACATGTCATTGATATTAAAAACTCTTTTGGCGTGTATGGTATTGACCAATCCGTTAAGCTTCGTTTTCGTCTATTTGCCCTTCGATATGGTCATCCAGTTGAAGCGATTGTTGTTCGTGCTAGAGATTTTAAAGTGATCACTCAAGGTGTAACTAAGCCTTTAAACGAAAAAAGACCATTCATAACCGATAATTTCGATTACGAATGGAAAGATGCAACTAATTATTAAACGAAAGTAGGAAAATAAAATGACAAAACAAGTAAATTTCAGACCAGAAGTGAAAAAAGTGACATCTAAATCAAACGGAAATATCGAAGTGCTATTAGTGGTTAGCAACGCTTCATTAAAAGGGAAATATGAAAGTTTAAACGAATTTTTAGGTAAAACAGTATCAACGACCATTGAGCCAGAAACAGTAGAATACAAGGTACCAGTTAACAAGCAGACCAATAAACCGAATGTCGAATATATTGTGAATAACGACGGAACAGTTGAAGTTCTAAAAGAAGAACAAACTTCTTTAGAAATGGGCGATGATGTGCAAGAAGTTGAAGAAGTTGCTGTGCAAGTATCGAAAGAAACCATTGACGAATTCATCAAGAAGGCAACAACAATCGAATGGCCAGAATCAGTAACAATCAACGTTCGTGGCGTGTTGCATCGAATCGATGAAGGGGAAGCCTTAGAAGAAATTGCAGCTGATCATGATGTTTCAGTTGAAAATCTAATCAACCAAGTTGAACTTGCACGCCAACATTTTGCACCGCTTGCAGATTCTTGGAGCAAAAATAAAGAGAACATCATTTTCCCTGAAAAGACAGTTGAAGATGATGAAGAAGAAATCGAATAATAATCTCGTAGAAAGTGAGTGTTCATTTTGCTTGAGATTTATTATACGCCAACATCCGCAATTATTGCGGATGCACTGGCTAAAACATATGAAGTCGTTTCTTTAGAAACAGCTAGAAATATTGCCAAGAAATTTAAGGCTAGCTTGAAGCAGAAAACGGATCTTTATGTAATTGAGGGAATTTTGATTGATGCTGGTTATAAAAAAGAGCCAGTGAATTTATAGAAGGGAGTGGAGGTTTGGTCGACCACAAAGAATTCTTTACTCCTTTGAAATTATGGAACTAACAACACAAAAAATAAATGAACTATTAGGTGTTGACGATGCCTACAAAGCGCCAGAAGCGCTCATGAATATATTGAAAAATAAAGATGCTGTTAGAAAACTGTTTGAAAAATTTCTAGCCATCGAAACAGATTTAAGCTTCGATTGGTTTCACGAATATTTTCAAGAAGAACATGCTGATCGAAAGCAAAAGAAACAAGACTTCACGCCAAACTCAGTTGGAAAAGTGTTGTCACTGATTTTAGGCCATTCAGAGTCAACGTTAGATGTCGCAGCAGGTACTGGCGGATTAACGATAAAAAAATGGTGGAACGATGGACAACCAACAAATAACGAGTATCTTTGCGAAGAGCTATCAGATAGAGCAGTACCATTCTTACTATTTAATTTAATGATTAGGGGGATGAAAGCTCAAGTGATTCACGGTGATAGCCTAAGTGGCGTGACAAAAAAAGTATATAAAATTTCAGATTACGAATTAACAGAAATAAACGAAGAATTAGCAATTGAAAAGGTAGGTGCTGTGATTTCGAATCCGCCCTACTCAGCAAAATGGGATGCTAGTCCAACGTTGCTCGATGATCCAAGGTTTAGTCATTACGAAAAGTTAGCACCAAAAACAAAAGCAGATTTTGCATTCTTGCTACATGGTTTTTATCGTTTAAAAGATTCGGGGACAATGGCAGTTGTCTTGCCGCACGGTGTTCTTTTCCGTGGTGCCGCTGAAGGTGTTATTCGTAAAAAATTATTAGAAGATGGCAGTATTGATGCAGTTATTGGATTGCCTGCTAACTTATTCTTTGGCACGTCAATACCAACGGTAATAATTGTTTTAAAGAAAAATAGACAAACACGTGATGTCATGTTTATTGATTCTAGCAAAGAATTTGATAAAGGAAAAAATCAAAACTCTTTATCAGACGATCACATCAATAAAATTATTCACACATATAAAGAACGAAAAGACATCGAGAAATATGCTCATTTAGCTAGCTATGATGAAATAACAGAAAATGACTTTAACTTGAATATACCAAGATTTGTAGACACATTCGAAGAAGAAGAGCCAATCAATCCATTCGAGTTATTAGCAGATATAAGAAAAACGAATGAAGAGCTAGCTAAAGCAGAAAAAGAACTTGTCTCAATGCTAGATGAGTTAGTCGTTGATACTGATGAATCAGGAGTGTTAATTCAAGCAACAAAAGAGGTGTTCGGAAATGGCTAAAAATTCAAAACAAACAGAGAGAACCTTTGCCAGTTATTTTGCTGAATGGATTGCAACTTACAAAGAAGGAGCAATTGCAGAAATATCAGTCAATAAGTATTACTATGCGTTAGATTTTATTTTACAAACAATACCGTCGTTAAAAATAAAGGATTTAGACAGACGTGCCTATCAGAATGTGTTGAACGAGTACGCAAAAACACACGAGCGACAAACAACAATGGACTTCCACCATCAAGTGAAATCATGCATCCAAGACATTTTCCATGATGGGTTGATAGAAAGAGATCCAACGTATAAAGCAGTAATAAAAGGACGTCCACCAGTTCGAAAGAAAAAGAAAAAATTTCTACAGAAAGAAGAACTAAGAAAGCTTATAAGTTCATTGGACTTAAGTCCCGAAATTAGTATTGACTGGTTTATTTTAATTATAGCAAAAACGGGTCTGCGTTACGCCGAAGCATTAGCTTTAACGCCAGCGGATTTTGATTGGTCGGCTCGCACACTAAGAGTAAACAAGACATGGAACTACAAAAGCACCCAAGGCGGCTTTAAGAGTACGAAAACAACGAGTTCAGAACGAACAATCAGCATAGATTTTCAAATTGTTGGTCAGTTTCAACTAGTGATTAAAGATTTGCCAGCAAATGAACCGATTTTCGTTGAAAAATTTGAAGATGGTTCTTATAAAAGACAATTCAATTCAACTTACAACCATTTTCTAGTTAGCGAATGCAAACACTTAGGAATAACACCTATCAGTTTACATGGATTACGTCACACGCATGCAAGTGTATTGCTTGCTGCTGGAGTATCGATTCATAGTATTTCTGCTCGTCTTGGTCATGCGAATATAGGTGTTACACAAGAAACTTATGCACACGTATTGGACGAGTTACAAAGAAAAGACGATGAAAAAATGATGGGCGCATTAATGCAGTTAGCTTAAACGAGGTGAATCAATACATGGCTAAAAAATGGACAGAAGATGACGACATTTATTTAGAATATTTTGTTTTTGAAGGCGACACTTTAGTAGAAGAAGCTGCTGATTTTTTAGGTAGAAGCTTTGGTGCTGTTTGTATGAGGCTAACAGAATTGAGAAAAAAAGACCCAGAAGTGCGTTATTTAAAGCGTCGTTGGTCTAAAAAAGAAGATGATTTTCTACGTAGAAACTACAGGTCCATATCAACAAATGATTTAGCGTTAGCATTAAATAGAACTACTGAAGCAGTTAAATCTAGAAGAGCATTTCTCGGTTTGACTTTGATACGACCAATAACGCCAAGAAAAGAAGAGATACTTGAATTGATTAAGAAAGGTTATTATAGACCACAAATAGCAAAAACTCTCAATATAGATGAAAAATCACTTAGTAAATTTTTAAAGATAAACAATATATATTGTCCTGCTGTACCTTATGAAAAACGAACAAAAGAAGCAAAAAAATATATTTACAAACAATACAGATAAAAACATATCGCAATCACAACTAGATGCTGAAAGATGCCTTCGAAAAAATAAATTATAGAAGGAGGTGAGGGGTTTCTTCTCTTACCACCGAAACATCAAGCAAATAACTCAGCTCAGCTTCTACTTTTATATCTTTGAATAGGCGGTTCCAAGATATAAAAATATAGAGGGCAGCTAGCGAGCATGCCGGATAGTGTGCCATGACCTAGTCTTTCAGCATCTAGCTGTGATTGCGATATAAGTTTCTGTTTAGAAAGCGAGTTAAGAAGATGATTCCAAAAATAGAAGTATGGTAGATCGATTACAACAAAAAAACAGCCACGAATGGCTGTTTAAATCAATTGTACATTAGTTCATTGCACCTGTCGTTTGCTTGAACGAGGGTACTGAATTTTTCAATGTCAATATCTAATATCGATAAACATAGTTCAATGTTTCTTAGTTCTTTTAAATTTAATACGGCGTAAAAATGTGGAATCAAAAAATTGAGAGGAGTAACTTTTTGCGGTAGATTTGCTTTAATACGTGAAGAATACAGCCGATAGTTCAAGCTATAAACTTTGACGGGATAAAAATTAGTATTCATACGAACACCTACTTTCTGTCACTATTTAAGAGTAACACGAAATGTTAGTAATGTCGGTTGCAAAATGTAAATATAAAGAAACCTTAACAAAAATATTTTAGATAGAGAAATATAAAAAAAGCCAGCCGACCACTGGCTGACTAAGAAGAATATTTTACCAGAAAAGTGGTAGCTTGTGATATGTGAGGTTACTTTGCCCCAAACATTGTTCACAATAAAAATATTTTATCATGAGTAAAGAAAGCTGCCAATAAAAAAAGCCGGATTCCTCCGACTGTTGGTAATATTCTCGACACGAATATTATACCACAAACGGGGGAATCAAGGGATGGTACTTTTTGACGTAAAGAAATATGAAACACCAGATGCAAAGGATGTAGACATGGAACAAACTAAACATAACGTCAGTGTGTTCCTATCTGCCTATCTTGCTGCTAGATGTCGTGTTGGCCAGCCGAGGGAACCAAAAGTAACAGCTTCATTCTCTTTGGTTCCACCATCAACGGCCAATAACGTTTTCGAAGCCGAGCAAATGTTAATACAGAAAGAAGAAGCTCAAGAAGAGTTTGATTATCTTCATAAGCTTTTTGTTAGAGGTTATTCTGCGATTCAGCATCCGCACAAACCAGATGTTACCGAGCGAAGAAAAAGAATCTTCTATGATCGATACATCAACGGTAATCCAATCTATCTAGCAGCGCAACGAAACTGTATCAGTGAAGAATCAGTGAAACAAGAATCTAATATGATTATTGTTCAATTTGCTTCGGCACTGGAACTTGTTGCTTTTAAGTAGCCATTTATTACACTTTTTATACCTCTTTTATACACTTTATCTACACTTCATATACCTTCTAAACGAGTTATTATGATAGTGTCAAAAAAATAAGAAATGCGACACACTTACACAAATACATTAACGGAACGATTGCCTACTTATTTTTTTGATTTGAGATTACAAGGAAGTAAAAAAATTCTACTTTCTTCGTTTAGTCGCTTGTGATCTCATTTAGATTCTCTCGCAAACCACAAATTATAAAACTGAAGAAGTGAGGTGAATTTCCTCTCTCTTTTTTCTACAGGTTTGCGAGAGTTAATGGAGCATAGCTTAATCGGCAGAGCAGCGGTCTCCAAAACCGTTGGTATAGGTTCGAATCCTATTGTTCCAGTAAGTGGCATAAGCTGCTTAAATAAAATAGATCGTCAATAAATGTTCGGACAAACAAATTGGCGCTACTACCTTTCACGAGGACTGCATTTATATGCAGTCCTTTTTGTTTTAAGTGTAGTAGAGTTTTCATTTTGAAAGGGGATAAGTAAGACAATGCGTGTATTAATTAGAAGTTCAGCATCTGGTTCAGAGTATTGGGATACCGAAGAAAAAAGAAATGTGTTTGTACCTAAAGGTCAAGAACCTGATTTTGAAGTTACTGAAAATCCTGAATCAATGCTAAGTAAAGAAGCTGATTTATATGTTGGTGGTTTACCAATTACTGTTGGGAATGTAACGATTGATACTGATGGGATTAAAGGCGAACGATTATTAACAACTGCAAGTGCTGATGATGATGATGAACAAGATGAGCTTGTTTCGTCTGATGATGAATCTGTTGTATTAGAAGAAATGAATGTAAAAGAATTGCGTGAATATGCAAAACGAAAAGGTATTGAGATTCCAAGTGCTGTACGTGCAAAAGGTGAAATTCTCAATATTATTAAAGAATCTGAATAATGCGCTATTGTCAGTTTGAAGGTTGCTCTAATACAACAGAAAAAGGGGCTTATTGTTCCGAACATGCTAGGAAGTCTAGAAAAAAGAAAAAACCAAGCAATGTTTATCATCATGACAACAAATCATTTTATCGAACAAAAGCATGGCAAGATGTCGCTGACTTTGTCTATGAAAGAGAAAACGGCTGTTGTCAAAGGTGTGGTCGTTTTGTGTTTGGAAGGCAAGCACATCGGCATCATATAATACCAATCAAGAAGAACGAAATGCTCAAACTTGATCCAAACAATATTCGTTTATTGTGTCCAAAGTGTCATGTGATTGAGGAAAATGAAGCGGATGAGAAAAAAGTTTTTCCATCTTATTTTAAAAAATGAAGCCCCCCTATCAAATTCGATTCAAATTTTTTGTCGGGGGATAGGGTAGGGGGCAGTCACGCGTGTCGTTAGGTCAAAAATTTTAAAAATAAAAGGGGGGTGTATAAAAAATGACCACAAAAGCGCAACGCAAAGCGATTATTGATGAAAAAGTTAATCACGAAAAAACGCGAATTTTAGAAATTATGCGCAAGTCTGATTTATACACTATTACTCTTGATCCATTGATTGAATCATACTTGGATATTTTTGAAGTTTACCAATACAAATACATGCTGTGGAAAGAAAAAGGATTTCCCGAAACCCAAAAAACAACAAACAAGGCTGGAGCTACTAACAATAGCAAGCATCCACTAGCGCAACAAGTCGAAGTTTGGGCCGATAAAAAAATGAAAGCATTGGATTTATTAGGATTGACCAATAAGTCAAAAACAGGCAGACAAATTACTGGTGGTTCAACAGCTAGAGCAGATGAAGAAATGAAACGGCCAGAAGAAAAGCCTGTAAATGAATTGGCAGAACATCGGAAAAAATGGCGTAAAAAGGCAGGGAATGAAACATGATTGAACCTGGTGTAAATTATGCTGATTTATTTGCGAAAGAAGTTCGAAAACATCCTAAGAAATATCCGAAAACGGTTCGTTTAGCAATAGATCGTTGGTATCGATGGAAGAAACGAAAAGATATTTGGTTTGATGTTGATCGTGCAAATGAAATGATGGACTGGGTAGAATCTTTTATTGTTCATACAAAAGGCGATATGGTAGGTAAACCATTTCTTTTAGAGCCATGGGAAAAATTCATTTATTCTTGGATTTATGGCTGGGTAAAAGAAAATGAAAAAGGGCAAGTAGTCCGTGTTACTCGTGAGGCATACGTACAAATACCAAAGAAAAATGGGAAAACATTAATAGCCGTAGGGGCGTTGGGATATGCTATGTATGGCGAAGGTGCCTTATCTGTCGATTGCTATGCATGTGCTTCTGATTTTGCGCAAGCCCAGTATGCTGCTAAGCCTTTTGCCGCTACTATCCTAAATAATCCAGTGCTATTAGATGGGACTAAAATATTTAAAGGTCCAAAAGGCACCGTTTCAAGTATTACGTATGACTATTTACATGGAGATATGGCTTATACAAATAAGTTTATTGTTCAGACAAAAAACATTGATAACATAGAAGGTTCCAATCCATATTTTGTTTTAAATGATGAGCTGCATAAACAAGAGAAAATGGAACAGTACGATAACTTTAAATCTGCACAAATTTCATTGCCACAGCCGTTAATGTTTAATATTTCTACAGCTGGTAAAGGAAGTAGTTCGGTTGGTATTCGTGTTTATAAAGAAGCAAAAGAAGTCTTGAAGCGCGATGATAATGATTCAAACTTTGTTTTGATTTATGAACCAAATAAGGGATACGATTGGACAGATAGAAAAGTTTGGGAAATGTGCAATCCTAACTGAGGAATATCTGTTGATTTGTCTGCTTTAGAATCAGCCTTTAAAACTGCGCAACGTTCCGCTCACTCGAAAGCTGAATTTTTAACGAAGCATTTAGATGTGTTTGTGAATGGTGCAGATAATTTCTTTGAACAAGATCAAGTGGAACCGTGTTTGGTTCCCACAAATGAATTAGGTAACTTAAGTGGTGAGCCATGTTGGATTGGTTTGGACTTATCTAAAAGTCGAGATTTAACTTGTGTATCATTAAATTTTCCTACATGGGATGCCGAAGGAAAAGCGATACTCAAAGTAAAACAATTATATTTTATTCCTAGTGAAAATATTGATTTTCGAGAAAAGGAAGATAATGTGCCATATTCTGAATTAGCAGAACAAGGATTTGTTGAATTTTGCGATGGTAAGTTAATTGATCAAGAACAAATATTTCATTTTATTGAAGATTGCATGGATTTTTATGATGTTCAACAAGTCAATTATGATCCAGCGATGAGTGACCGATTAGTTGAAAAATTGGAAAATTTAGGCTTGGAATGTGTGCAAGTTGATCAGTACGCAAGAGTATTGAACTCGCCGCTTGAAGATGCCGAGCGATTATTTTATGAGCAAAGGATTATGTTTGATAATCCTTTATTTTTGTATTGCGCTTTAAATGTGGTTGTCAAAATGGATTTTCAAGGCCGTAAAGTACCAAGTAAAAACCAGTCAAAGAGAAAGATTGATGGATTTGTTGCTTTCCTTTGTGCGCATAAGGAAACAATGGATCAAATGATTGATGTCAACGAAGATGATATGGATGAATATTTAGATTCTATCTATCGATAATAGAGAGGCGGTGAGATTTTGAAGCTAAGAGATAGACTTTCAAATGCAGTCTATGGATTTTTGGAAAAGCGTGGCTGGATTGAAGATATTTATGGCAATGTAACAAGATATTCACAACGTTTTGTTAACGATTCTTCTATTATGGAATCGTCTGATGTTTATGAATTGGTACAAGATATTTCTAATCAAGTTGCACTAGCAGAACCAGTAGTAATTGGGCCTGATGGCGAGGAAGTGAAAAATCATTTCTTGTTAAACATATTGAAAAATCCTAATGATTATTTAACTGGTTTTGAATTTGCAAAGCTTGAAACAAATACATTGTTAATCAATGGAGAAGCTTTTCCTATTACAGATAATGACCAGTTACATTTGGGATATGGTGTTCAAACGAAATTAGATGATCGTTTGATTGAAAAATTTTCAATGAATGGCCAACCAATACCAGGGAGTATGATTCGTCATATAAAAAATATTGGTGTGGATTCCTTAAAAGGTGCTGGAATTATTGATCTTGCAAAAAGCACACTAGAAGGTGTTTTAAGTGCTGAAAAGGTTTTGACAGAAAAATATAAGAAAGGCGGCTTGCTCGCTTTCTTGTTAAAGCTGGATGCGCATATCAATCCAAATAACAGCGCTCAACAAAAGATAGTAAAAGCTATTTTAAATCAGTTGGAAGAAACGCAAGATAATGATAGTCATTCAGTTAAAATGATTCCTTTGGGCAAAGGATACTCAATTGATACTTTAAAAAGCCCAATTGATGATGCAGCTATTCTTAATTATTTGGGTGTTTACAAAAAAGACCTAGGAAAATTTTTAGGAATAGATGTAAATACTTATCAAGCATTAATGAGAACAGATATTGAAAAAGCAATGATGTATCTGCACAACAAAGCAATTAAACCAATATTAAAAAATAAGAGCGAGCATTACTCGGCTCTTTTTTTTATGCCTAATTCTGGTTATCGAGTGGAATGGAAAATTAATATTTTGGACTTTGTACCTTATTCCACCAAAACAAATATTGGGTACAACATTGTTCGAACTGGTATTACCAGTCCTGATAATGTGGCAGAAATGCTTGGTTTTCCTAGACAAAATACTGAAGCAACACAAGCCGTCTATATTTCAAATGATTTAACGGAAATCGGCAAAAAGAATGCTACCGATAACTCATTGACAACAGAGGATGACTTGAAGGGAGGTGGTAAGAATGAAGAAACAGGAAATTCGGACATTTGACATCACAAACCTTAAAACAAGAAGCGAAGAAGATAGTCAAACACAGATTGTTACTGGTTATGCGGCGGTGTTTAATAGTCCAACAGAATTATGGGAAGGCCTAAATGAAGTGATTAAGCCTGGAGCTTTCAGTCGTGCTTTGTCAAATTCTGATGTTCGTTGTTTATTCGATCATGACTGGGGCAAAGTATTAGGGCGCACAAGAAGTGGAACTTTGAAACTTGAAGAAGATGATAAGGGACTACGATTTGAAGTTGAGTTGCCCAATACAACCGTTGCCAATGACTTGATTCAATCAATGTCACGTGGGGACATTAATCAGTGTAGCTTTGGTTTTTATCCAACGGAAGAAACTTGGGATTATAGTTCAGACCCAGTTTTAAGAACTATCCATGAAGTCGAATTGTATGAAGTTTCTATTGTTTCTTTACCTGCTTATGAAGATACAGAAGCAGCACTATCAAGAAACAAACAAGAAATGAAGCAAGATATTAAAACTAGAAAAAAATTAATTGAAAAAATCAAAACAGCGCTTGAAGCGTAGGAGGAATTTATTATGAACAAAGAATTATTGCGTCAATTACAAGCTCGTCACGAGAAACGATTAAGTGATTTACAAGGCAAAATTGAATCTGGAGAAGTGCGTGAAGTAGATTTAGATTCAGTTAATGAAGAAATTGATGGTTTAATCGATGAATTAAAAGCCATTAAAGCTGAATTAGGGGATGATAATTCAGAATCTGGTGATGGTGAAGGCGATGACGGAACCGCTAAATCTGATAATACTGATGATGAAAATAAAGAAGATCGTGAGAAAGATACGAACGGAAACAACGATGATAAAAACGAAGAAAATCGTGGCGGCATGATTAGCCAAGAACAGCGTGATGGCTTGTTACGCACAATTCATGAAGGAATGGAGGCTAGAAATGCGATGTCTAATGAACAACGTGAAAAACAAATTCGTAAAGCATTTGCTGATTTTGTTATTGGTAATATTTCAGAAAGTGAAGCACGTGCATTAGGTATTGAAACAGGCAATGGTTCAGTGACAGTACCAGAAGTAATTGCATCCGAAGTGATTTCTTATGCTCAAGAAGAAAACTTATTGCGTAAATACGGAACAGTGATTCGCACGGCTGGCGATGTGAAATATCCAATTCTTGTGAAAAAAGCAGAGGCTAATGTAAACAAAAAAGAACGTACGACAGATATTGCTGAAACAGCGATTCAATTTGACGAAATTTTACTTGATCCAGCAGAATTTGATGCATTGGCAACTGTAACGAAAAAACTATTAAAAATGTCTGGTGTGCCAGTAGAAGATATTGTTGTAGAAGAATTGAAAAAAGCATATGTTCGCAAAGAAATTAATTATATGTTTAATGGCGACGATGCAGGAAATGAAAACCCAGGAGCTTTAGCTAAAAAAGCTGTTGCATTTGAAAAAACTGTAGATTTAACAGCTGCAGGTGCTGGTCAAAAATTATATGATGCATTGATTGAATTTAAAAATACACCAGTAACAGAAGTAATGAAAAAAGGTCGTTTTATTATTAATCGTGCAGCTTTAACTGCTATTGAAAAAATGAAAACAGATGATGGATTCCCATTGTTACGACCATTCACGCAAGCAGAAGGTGGTATTGGTTATCAATTAGTTGGTTATCCAGTTGATTGGACCGATGCAGCAGATAAAAAAGGTGAACCAGATACACCAGTATTATATTTTGGTGATTTTTCTGCTTTCAAAATTCAAGAAGTTATTGGAGCGTTAGAAATTCAAAAATTGGTTGAAAAATTCTCTGGAAAAAATCAAGTTGGGTTCCAAATTTACAACTTGTTAGATGGCCAATTAGTTTACTCACCATTCGAGCCAGCTGTTTATCGTTATGAAATTACAAAACCAGTAGGTGGTTAATGTGAATAACGAAGCTGAAACATTATCTTTAGAAGAAAAATTCAAAGCACATATTCATTTTGAAGAGGGGATGGATGATTCCATGCTCTCTTTTTATTTAAATATGGCAAAAAATTATGTAAAAACTGCAACTGGAGGGCAAGAAGAATATTTAATTTTGATGGTTGCTGGTATTGCTTATGAATATCGTGTTTCAGAAGATGAATTAGATAAGGCGTTGAATGCGATCACGCCATTTATCATCCAAGGAGTGATTCAACATGCCGAAGAGGCAGACGAATAGGTTTCGATGGAAAGCGGACTTGCTAAATGTAAAAGAAGAAACAGATTCGAACGATAAAGTAGTTACGACCTATAAACTTAATAGGCTTTTATGGTACGAAGATATTGGAGTAACTGCACAAGAAAAATATCTTTCACAGCAAGCCAAAACAGACGTTGTCAGACGGATTAAAGTGAGATTGGATAAATCTATCACAGAAAAGTTTAGCGCTGTTAGAATCGATTCTGTGACCTATAAAATCACTCGTATTTACACAAATATGGATAAACGAGAAATGGAGTTGAGTTTGGCTTATGTCGATTAGTTTTGAAAAATTGAGAATAACTCTGAAATCAGTAGGCGTACCTGTGACACGTGATAAAGCGGAAAAAGGAACGGACTATCCATATATTGTTTATTCAAATGTTAGTCAAGGTAAAAAAATGGCATCGTCTAAAGTGCATAGACGAATGCCCTACTATCAAATCTCTTTTTATACAACAGGTACTGAAAAGGATTTAATTGCTTTAGAAAATGCATTGGAGGAAGCTGGTATTCCTTACACTGATTTTGTAGGCATTCAAGGCGATGAAAATGATGATACGGTGACAAATTTTTACACATATGTGAGGTGTATTGAAGATGGAAAATAATAATGGTTTTGCAGATATGGCAGACTATTTAGGAAAGCTTTCGCAAGTAGATGCGACAAAATTATCAATAGAATCATTAACCGCTGCAGCTAATTTTTATATGGAAAAATTACTACCCAATATACCTAAATCGCTTCTAAAAAAGAAGCACATGGTTGATCAAGTGAAAGTAAATATTAAAGATAATGAAGTACAAGTAGCTTTTGAAGATACAGCTTTTTATTGGCGATTCGCTGAAAATGGAACAGTAAATCAAAAAGCGCAACATTTTGCCAGTGGAACATTTGAACAAAATAAAGATCAAATTGAAAAAATTATGACTCAACAAATATTAGATTTATGGAAAGGATGAGTAAATTGGGAAAACAAGATGTGTATTATTTTGAAGGCTTAGATGACATCTTAATTGCCATGATGACCACAAAAGATGCAGTAGGTACAGAACCAGCATTTGGCGAGGTTGTTCGTTTGCCAATAGCCACAAAATTGGGAATTAAAGGAAATGGAACAGCTTTAGAAAAATGGGCATCAAGTAAAATGTTCCGACGCGTAAGTCGTGAAACGAAACATGAAATTGCGCTAGATCATGTGGGCATTCCTATTGCGGTGATGGATGAAATAAAAGGATTAATCGCTCAAAGTGGAGTGACTTTTGGTAAAAACACTGCGCGAGAATTTCCTTATTTTGCCTTTGGGTTTATCGGAAATATTGAAAATGGTGGAAAAAAAGCTGTTTGGTATCCTAAAACGCAGTTATCAAATGTTATTGATGAAGAATACACTACTGCAGAAGATGAAACCAAAATTGATGATGTAACTGCTAACTTTGTTTCAACTGGTTTAACATACAATAATGTTATGTATTCAAGTTTTGATTCTAATCGGGATAGTGCTTCAATAGAACTATTTGAAAAATTTATCGCACAACCTGTTTATGACGAAGAACAATGGAAGAAACTAGCAGGTCCTTCACGTGGAGGTGGCAGTGAATAATGGCAAAATTAGCGGATTATGGGATTGTTATTTCAGATACACCCACAGTTACTATTCAAGGGCATCAGTTTCCCATTTTGTTAACGATGGAAACAATGGAGTATATTGCTGATGTTTATGATGATGACTATTCAAAATTTGAAGCAGATATGAATGAAATGATTAACAAGAGTGGTGGTCGTATTTCATCAAAAGATTTATCAGCTTCTGATTTAAAAATTATGCGTGCATTGATTTACGGCATGCTAAGAACTGGTGGATTGGAAGAAACGCCAGAAACCATTTTTAAGTTTTTAGGTATGAGTGCCACAATTGTTGAAATTTATGGTGCATGTATGGAAATATTTGCAAAGCAGAATTTTCAAGTTGAAGACTTAAAAAAATCCAAGAAGCCACAAGATTATCAAACTCCGAAAAAAAGGAAAAACAAAAAGAAAAAGCCTCAACGGAAATAGGAACGCCGTGGGCTTTTTATTTATATGTAGCTCTCACTCTTTTGGGATGGAGTGAGGACTTCTTTTTAAAAGCAACTCCCAACTTGTGGCTTAAGTCATATATTCAGTGGTTAGTAAGTAATACGGAGTTTGAACCACCCAGAAGTGTGACAATGGATAAAAGTCCTTGGTGGTAGGAAAGGAGCGCTAACGTGTCAAAACAAGAATCCGATGTTGTCTTAAATTTTAAGATGAATGGAGAAATAAACTATTCACGAACAATTAAAGACATTAATAAAGAAATGAACTTAGCGGCTACCGAGTACAAAAACCAGGTATCCGCAATGGATAAAAATGCAACTCAAACTGAAAAATTAACAGCTACAAAGAAAAAATTAGAAAAACAATTATCTTTAGCTGAACAAAGAACAAAATTATTACGTGAGGAATACGAAAAATCAGTAAAAGAAACTGGTGAATATTCAGAGCAATCACAAAAGCTGTATAAGCGTTTATTGGAATCCGAAACAGGTGAAAATAAACTGCGTTCTGCATTGCAAAGTACCAATGAAGCTTTGAAAGAGCAAGGTAATTTATCAATAAAAACAGCTGAAAAACTAGCCAAAATTGAAAAAGCTGGAGACAAAATTAAATCAGTTGGGCAAAAACTGTCTGTTGGATTAACAGCACCAATTATGGGAATTGGTGCTGCTTCTATTGCCGCATTCAAAGAATTAGATGAATATTTGGATAATATAACAACAGCAACAGGAGCTACTGGTAGTCAGCTAGAATCTTTACAAGCCAGTTTTAAAACAGTAGCAGGTCAAATACCCGCGGATATGCAAGATATATCAACTGGTATTGGTGAAGTAAATACTCAATTTGGCTTAATGGATAAGCAATTGGAAGATACAACAGGCCGAATGCTTAAATTTTCAGAAATTAATGGATCAGATGTTTCTCAATCAACTATCAATGCAAAAAAATCAATGGACCTTTTTAGGTTGTCTATTGAGGATTTGCCAATGATTTTAGATTCAGTATCTAAAACTAGCCAAGATACTGGAGTAGGGGTAGATCAGTTATTTGATGCAGTAAATAGAGGTGCGCCCCAACTCAAAGCTATGGGACTTGGTTTTTCTGAATCAACTATGTTAATAGGTCAAATGGAAAAAGCTGGTATTGATTCAGCAGGAACTCTTGGCTATTTGGCAAAAGCTAGTGTCGTATATGCGAAAGATAATAAAACCATGCAAGAAGGGCTTAGCGGAACTATTGAATCTATTAAAGGGGCCACAACTGAACAAGAAAAACTCACTATTGCTAGTGAAGTTTTTGGAACTAAAGCTGCTTCAAAAATGGTAGAAGCTATTGATAGCGGAGCGTTGTCAATGGATGGTTTAGCAGATTCAGCAAAAAACGCAGCTGGCACTGTGGATCAGACGTTTAGTGATATTCTTGATCCAATTGACCAAGCAAAGTTGGCACAAAATCAATTTAAAATAGCAATGGGTGAACTTGGAGAACAAGTACAAATAGCATTATTACCAGCATTTCAAGCTGCAACGGATGCAATAAAAAAAGTTTCAGAATGGTTTGGAAGTTTAACAGATAGTCAAAAGCAAACCATACTGAAAATAGCTGGTGTTGTGGCTGCTATCGGTCCAGTATTAGTAGTTTTAGGAACACTTGCTAGTTCCATTAGTAGTTTGATTCCAGTTATTGCTTTTATTGCGTCGCCAATTGGTTTAGTAATTGCGGCGGTTGCCGCTTGGGTAGCTGCAATCGTAGTTGCATATAATAAAATCGGTTGGTTTAGGGATTTTATCAATACCTCCTTTAAAGTAATTAAAGATATTGTGGTTGGTGTATTTAATGTTTTGAAAGATACGACAAAATCTACTTTTGATTTCATCACAGGATTTATTGGTGGTGCCATGGATGGGGCTGCAAAAATTATTGGCGATTATGTAAATGCAATTAAGCGTATTTTTGGCGGTATCGTTGATTTTGTAACGGGAGTATTTACTGGAGACTGGTCAAGAGCGTGGCAAGGTGTTGTTGACATTTTTGGTGGTATTTTTGAAGGTATCGCTGCAGTAGCTAAAGCTCCAATCAATGCCATGATTACGTTAATCAATGGATTTATTGGTGGATTAAACAATATAAAAATACCTAAATGGGTGCCAGGAATTGGCGGTAAAGGATTTCATATTGGAAAAATCCCTTATTTAGCAGAAGGTGGAACTATTCTAAATGGTCAAGCCATTGTTGGTGAAGCTGGTCCTGAACTTTTAACCGCTAAAAACGGCAAGACAACAGTAACTCCATTGTCACCAGAAGAAAAAGCTCGTGGAATTGGTGGTGCTTTGAAAGGTGGTAACACTATTGAACAACATGTTCATATTGGCCAAGTAGATGCAAATAATCCGAGTGAGTTAGATCGAATGAATCGCAAGCTTTATAAAGCAAGTGCGCAAGCTTTCTATGACTTAGGAGGTGTTCCAACATGATTTTTATGAATCCTGATGAACCCAATTTCATTTGGAAAGATTTGAATGCAGTTCGTGATATGGGGTGTATTATCGAAAATGAGCTGTCAGAGGTTTTACCAAATAAACGATATGAAACGTATTCGATTATCGGAAGAAGTGGTGAATTTAATGAAACGTTCAATGATTATGAACCCTTTGATTATGAAATTGAAGATGTAACTATTCCATATGAAAATTTAGCGGCAGTCAAAAGATGGTTAACTGGTAAAAGTAAACTTATTACTCACAATGATGAAGATAAATATTTAGATGCTATTTGTACAATGAGTAAACCAACTTCATTCAAAAATGAATGGGGTGTTTTTTATACCTTTAACGTTGAATTTAGATGTCAACCGTTCAAAAGAAAAGTAAACGAACAACCAAAAGTGATTAAAACAAAATCAATTGAAATTACTGATCACGGTGATGAAATTGCTTTTCCTTATATCGAAATTAATTCAAAAGGTGGCGATATTACGTTAAACATTGGTAGTAACTCACTAACGATTTTGCGTACACAATCAGGAATCGTCACTATTGATACCGAAAAGGGAAAAGCAATACAAGAAGGAAATCCACTATTTACACGCGGCAGTTGGATAAAAACGAATCCCGGTCAAAATAAATTAAATATATCAGGAAATTTCACAGAAGCTAAGTTTTGGAATAGGAGCGCGTATTTATGACACAAAATTTTATTTATGCATATACGGCTATTCCTGAAAATTTAAATGATAACGGAATGGCTTTGCCAGATTGGCAAGATTTACCAGAAATTAATCGTGTGTTAAATGGTGCGTATCGATTCTATGGTAACTATGCAAGAGATGGCCAATATCGCTCGTACTTAAAAAAGGGAAACTTTTTAAAGGCACAAGTTGAAGATGGGTCATATCAATATTTTGAGATTTACAATATTAAAAAAAATCTGCAGTCAGTTTCAGTGACAGCAAGACACATTGGTTTTATGGCAAATAAGAATTTCATTATTAATTCATTTACTGCTAACGGAAATGGCACGCAAATCATGAACAATTTAAAAGCTGCATTAACGTTTAAGCAACGGTTTAACTATTTGTCGAATGTCGGTACTACACATCAATTTACAGCAAAACAAGTCGGACCAATTGATGCAATTATTGGTTCTAACAATGGCAATCAAAATTTAACAGGTGTTACTGGTGGAGAATTAGAGATGGATAACTTTAATTTGAAATTAGTAAAACAAATTGGAGCAAATAATGGTTTTAGAATTGATTTTGGAATTAATTTGGAAGCTATAGATGAAGACTATGACGACGAATCAATTATAAACAGTCTTTTTCTTATTGGTGGTGTACCAGACAATGATTATGACCAAGATAAAGAGCCAATCACGTATGGTTTTTTAGAAATTGCTGGTGTAAATGATAGTAACCGAAGAATTGGAAAACGTGAAAATTCGGAATGTAAAACAGTTGATGAGCTTAAAAAATGGGGCCAGTCATTGTTTGATAAAGATCGTATTCATGAACCGAAAGTAACGCATACTATTAGCATGGTAGCATTAGAACACACCTTAGAGTATGAAGACATGTACGAAGAGCTTTCTTCTTTGCATTTTGGTGATGTAGTACATGTGCGAGCAAAAGAAGTCGATATTGAAGTAACGGAGCGCATGGTGGAATATACTTGGTTTCCGACTTTAGGTAAATTTAAAAATATTGTTTTGGGGAATGATTTATCACTTTACACCTCAACAGTAAACAATCAAACTCAAGAGCTAAAACAAAAAATTGATAATCGGACAGAAACATTAGTACAAAATGTTTTAAATGCAACGGCATGGATTACTGGAAACAGTGGTGGACATGTCGTTTTTCGTCCAGAAAAAGCTCCGTCTGAAATTCTTATCATGGACAAAAACAAAGTAGCTACTGCAAAACGTGTGTGGCGCTGGAACTTAAATGGTTTGGGTTATTCCTCCAACGGCGTGAATGGTCCGTTCGAACTTGCTATGACTTCTAAGGGAGAAATCGTTGCTGATTTTATTAAAGTGGGCATTATTAACGCGAATGTTTTACAAACAAGCTTTAATAATGCAACAGACGATGTACTAAAATTAGTAGCTGGTGCTTTGCAAATTTGGAACAATAAGAAAAAAATCATGGAATTGACTAAAAAAGGGATGGAATTTTGGAATGGCTCTAGTCATATTGGGACAATTGGTACGAAAGGAAATCCTTTTCCTGATTTAAGAGATGAAAACGGAAATCCAGTTATAAAAGATGGTAACTCACTTATCATAACTGGTGATGATCCAAAGACCAACGTTATTGGTTTTTCTAATAAAAAAGGTACTGGAATAGCTATTGCAGGGGGACAGCAATTTCATTTGGGAAATGATTTTTATTTTATTGGAATAGATGGTCAGGATAGTACGATTCACGCTAAAAAGTTATTTTTAAATGGCAAAGAAGTTATACCTGGTCAAAATGGTGGTGGCGGTTCTGGAGCTGGTACAGGTGGTTATCCATCAGAAGTTACAAGCGATGCAGATAAATTTGCTTGGGACTTATGGAGTTACCTATTAGCTAACGGATACAGCAAAGCAGCTGCTGCAGGTATCCTTGGAAATGTACAAGGAGAAGTTGGTCCAAGTATGAACCCAGATACCGAGCAAATAGGCGGTCCAGCTTACGGATGGGTTCAATGGGATGGTTCAGCGTATCCATTGGTAGGCGCCCCAACTTGGAATGGTCGAGAATATGTACAACGCTTAATCGCAGCTGCAGGTATCAAACAAGACTATAGGACGTCATTAGCTCAAGCTCAATTAATTAATTGGTGTATGTTCAATGGGCAATGGTTAGGACAAGTAAGTCCATTAACAGTTGATGAATTTAAAGTTGTCAGCTCACCTAAAACAGCTGCTTATGCGTTTGAGTTAAACTTTGAACGTCCAGCTGCAGCACATCCAGAAAGACAAAACTATGCACAAGCATGGTATGACAAATTCAAAGATTTGAAAGCTTCTACTGCAACAGGAAAAGCTGGCATAGAACATTTGGAGACCTTAATGGGCAAATGGCTTGGTAATGGGCAATGTTATGCCGTTCCAGCCGAATATTCTGGTTTTATGGGCGGCTGCGGTTTAGGTGCAGGAACAATTTATGGCTTTTCACATGTAATTGGTGATACATCATCTGCTGCAGATATTGGTGAAGCATATGATTGGAATGCGGTAGGTTGGCGAGTAATCCAAAATCCAACGTATCAAGATTTAGTAGTAGGAGCAATCGTCAATATTAGACGAGGTGGCCAATGGGGAACAGGTTGGACAGTAGACCCAACATATGGTCACACGGGCGTGATTTACGGCTTAAATAACGGACGTATCCAAACGATAGAACAGAATGCCGAGCAAGGACAAATTGTCGCAAAATATGACCGATTATATTTTGCTAATTCTATTCAATCGATTGTTATTCCACCAAAATAACGAAAGGAGGATTTTTCAATGGTTAAATGGCAAGCAACGCTAAGTACAACCGAACCATACAATTACATTGGGATTCAGAATGTACGACAAGGAAATCGAAACACAGAAGTCTTAGAAGCCATACTAGTTGAAAATGCTTTGCCACTTGATTTAACAGGTTGCGAAGTTTTTTTTGAATCGGTTATTGATAAGAAATATCCAATTCAACGTTCAGCAGAAATTGTGAATGCCAAAAAAGGGATTATTCACTATACCTTTGACGAATATTCTATGCAGTCGTTACACAGACAAGAAGCATATTTCAGTATTCATAAAGGTGATAACCTGATTGGTGCAACGCAAAACTTTTCTTACTTTGTAGTGAATGCTGCTTCGAAAACAGAAGGTGAAATGGGTTCTTATTGGCAGTCCATTGAAGATTTAATCGCGGACATGACCGCTTTTATCAACGAAAATAAGGGCGATTTTACTGATTGGATGAATGCTAGAAAAGAAGAGTTCGAAGCATGGCGAGATGCGCAAAAAACAGATTTCACTTCATGGTTTGAATCAATCAAAGATATTTTAAAAACGATTGATCCTGGCGGTACGATGTTAGCCGAGCTAATGGATGCACGTGTAGACATTCAAGGAGTGCGCCATAATTCAATTTCTGAACGTTTATTGGCAGATATGGAATATTTGTATCAGAAATTAGAGAAACGCTTATATACGTTAGAATATGGCGAAATAAGTGACTTGATTATTTTACAAGATGATGCTTTTTCGCTAAATCATGAAACAGAAATTGTTGGCACTGTTGATTATCCTGTGTCCGATGGAGCATTGGTTATCGCAACAGTTGATGATACAAAACAGAACGCTTATGTGTTTGAAAAAGTGGGTGAAATAAGTGGTTAAAGTAAAACGAATGATGGAAACCGAAGAAAATGGCGTGGAACGTCAGTTTTATCCTATTACACATGTATCCGCTGTTCGAGGATTAGAAAAAATTATTGCGGGTCAATCAAAAGTATTATCTGTTAATGGATATACTGGGGCAGTAATTATCACTAAAGCAGATTTAGGCTTAGAAAATGCACTGACAGAACTTCCTTATGCGACAGAAGAAACAGACGGTATTATCACTTCTGAAATGTTTCAACGATTGTCAAATGGCGAGGGAGGCGTGTATATTCTTCCAATCGCTACCACAGACGAACTGGGCGGAATAAAGGTTGGCCAACTGTTAGAAATTGCAGAAGACGGCACGTTGTCTGCGGTAAAACAAACAGATCAAAATTTCACCACTGAACTAAAATTGAAACTGGAAGAACTGAAAAATTATACTGCTGGAGCGAATATCTCTATTTCAGAAGATGGTGTGATTTCAGCAACTGGTGGCGGCGATGGCGGCGGAGTGAATCAACAATATGTCGACCAAAAAGTTCAAGAAGCCATTGACAGAATACCTGATATTACGTTTGAGAAAGTAGGCGAAGTACAATGACAGACATTGTTAAATTAAAACAAGGAGGAATACAGGTATTTCCTCAAACACATTGGAATGCCGTGGAAGGGAAACCGGAAGTATTAAAAGGTGAAAAGGGAGACCCTGGTCCACAAGGTCCAAAAGGAGATAAAGGAGATGTTGGTCCGCAAGGTCCAGCAGGGCAAAACGCTACAACGACAGACGTTGCAACCTCAATAAAAAATGGCTTGATGTCTAAAGAAGATAAAACAAAGCTAGATGGATTGCCAGCAATTACATTTGAAAAGGTAGGGGAAGTGTAATGACAACAGATATTGTTCAATTAAAAGAAAATGGCACTGTAAAGTATATGAAAACACACGCAGATGCTATCGATGGTATTGAAGGTAAATTAGTAAAGGCTGTTGGAAATGAAACTATTCTAGGTACTAAGGATTTTGCAGATGGAGCTCTTTCGAAAGGCAACGCAGTATTAACTCAAAATGGATTAAAATATAAATCATTTACGCCAACTGATCTTGATTCTTTACAAGGTGGATCTGTAACTTTTGAACGTTACGGTGACATTGTAACTGTTCAATTTACGATTCAAACGCGAATCGATAAAGATTTTGCAAAAGATCAAACGATTGTTTGGGGAATACCAGATGAATTTCAACCGAACACAGACAAACTATTTCCGTTAATTAATAGTGTTGGGAGTGGCGGAATTGTTAAATTTGTCAGTGGTGTTAGAATATCAGCTCAAACAACCATCGCAAAAAACACGTGGTATTGGGGAACAATCGCTTATATTGCTAAAAACAGATTATAATCAGGAGATGACATAGATGAAAACTATTTATAAAGTTTTGTATCCTGTGGGCTATGAACCACAAGAAGTAAATGACACATACAACGTTGCTTTGCCATACGTGGAAGAAAAACCACTTGAAGGTTTAGCAAATGAACAATCACAATTCTTTAATTTCTCGGAGCGAAAATGGGAAGAAGCAGTCACGCAAGATTATTCGAAGAAATTAAATCTGTTAGAAAACCTTTCAGCAGTATTAGAAGCAGATAACACTGCTTTAAAACAAGCAAATGAAAAACTAACTGCTAAAGCAGAATCATTAGCTCAAATCAATTCAAAGACTATGCTTACTTCGCTTCAAAATTCAAAAGAAATTGATGCGATTAAAGAACAAATCGGAGGTGCAAAATAATGTATTCATATGATGACATTAAACTGATGTTTGATTGGGGTTGTTTCACTCCTGAACAAGTAATGGAGTTTGTACCACTTTGTATAACAGAAGATGAATTTACAAAAATGACAGGAAAACCGTTTAGCAAAAGCTAGGCGGTTTTTTGTTACAGGAATGGAGACGATAACTTGAAAGATGATCCTTTAATTGAAATCGTCGATCGTTTGGCACGGATTGAAACAAAGTTGGATAATCATGAACAATTAAGAGAGAAAGCAGATATAGCACTCTCAATGGCCAAAAACAATGAAGGCGATATTGCGGAAATAAAAGAGAATCAAAAGTGGACGTGGCGAACAATTGCAGGAATTGGGGTTTCTGTTGCTGTTTATTTAATCACGAAATACTTAGGAGGGATTTAGAAATGATATTACCAGACAAGTATTACAAAATTATCAAATGGGGCGTGCTAACAGTGCTACCTGCAAGTTCTGTTTTGGTTGCCACGCTAGGTAAAGCTTATGGATGGCAGCAAACAGATATGGCTGTTTTAACTATTAATGCCATAGCAACTTTTTTAGGAGTAGTAACAGGTGTGTCAGCATATAATTTAAAAGACAAGGAGAAGTAAAAATGAAAAAGAAAATTTTAGTAGGAGCGCTTGTCGCTCTATTTTTTATGCCTTTAAATGTATTTGCTGCAAAAGGTGACCAAGGCGTTGACTGGGCGATTTATCAAGGCGAACAGGGTCGTTTTGGTTATGCACATGATAAATTCGCTATTGCTCAGATTGGTGGCTACAATGCTAGCGGTATTTATGAACAATACACATATAAAACGCAAGTAGCAAGTGCTATTGCACAAGGTAAACGTGCGCATACCTATATTTGGTATGACACTTGGGGAAACATGGACATTGCGAAAACAACAATGGATTACTTTTTGCCACGTATTCAAACGCCTAAAAATTCCATCGTTGCATTAGATTTTGAACATGGAGCGTTGGCTAGTGTTCCAGATGGATATGGAGGATATGTAAGTTCAGATGCCGAAAAAGCAGCAAATACAGAGACTATTTTGTATGGTATGCGCAGAATCAAACAGGCTGGCTATACTCCAATGTATTACAGCTATAAGCCATTTACACTAAATCATGTAAACTATCAACAAATCATCAAAGAGTTTCCTAACTCTTTATGGATTGCTGCGTATCCTATCGATGGTGTGTCACCATATCCATTGTATGCTTATTTCCCAAGCATGGATGGTATTGGTATTTGGCAATTCACATCCGCTTATATTGCAGGTGGTTTAGATGGTAACGTAGATTTAACAGGAATTACGGATAGTGGTTATACAGATACCAATAAACCAGAAACGGATACGCCAGCAACAGATGCAGGCGAAGAAATTGAAAAAACACCAAGTTCTGATGTTAAAGTTGGCGATACGGTCAAAGTGAAATTTAATGTTGATGCTTGGGCAACTGGTGAAGCCATTCCACAATGGGTAAAAGGAAACAGCTATAAAGTACAAGAAGTAACTGGAAGCAGAGTATTGCTAGAAGGCATTTTGTCATGGATTAGCAAAGGTGATATTGAACTATTGCCAGACGCAACAGTCGTTCCTGATAAGCAACCAGAAGCAACTCATGTGGTACAATACGGTGAAACGTTATCCAGCATTGCTTATCAATACGGAACAGATTATCAAACATTGGCTGCATTAAATGGATTGGCTAATCCAAATCTTATTTATCCTGGTCAAGTTTTGAAAGTCAATGGATCGGCAACAAGCAATGTCTACACGGTTAAATACGGCGATAATTTATCTAGTATTGTAGCCAAACTCGGCACTAATTATCAAGCCTTAGCTACATTAAACGGATTAGCAAATCCTAACTTGATTTATCCTGGTCAAACATTAAATTATTAA